AGTTTTCAAGAACTTTACCGCAGATATAGAGCTTTTAAGAGATGTAGCTTCTGGAGCCACAAAACTTACCGCCGAACAAGCAGCAGCATTGGCTGAAAGACTAACAGATGGCTCAAAAGCCTCCGCAGATTTAGCAGGCAATTTAGCTTCTTTGCAGCAGTTATCACAGGCAGTGGCTCAAGCATTTTCAGCGGTAGAAAATTCAATTCTTGGCCTTTCTCAAGGAGACCAACTAAGAAGAGCCGCACAAGAACAAATAAAAACTATTAAAGCAGTTGCAAAAGCAGCAGATAGAGACTTGACTTCTGAAGAAGCTGACCAAGTCTCAAGATTAAATTATCAAAGAAGGCTCGGAATTGAAATAGCCGAAAATGACAACAGAATTAAAATAGAAAATCTCAGACTTCAAACAGAAAGCACAAGAAATAATTTAAGATTTAGAAAGTCACAAAACTCTATACTTCAACAATCAGATAACATAGCTAAGCTGGAGAGTGATATAAATAATTCTCACGTACTTCGAGAAAGATTAATAACTTTTACAATGAAGGAGTACGGAAAAATTACACCAGAAGCTCAGAGACAGCTTAATTTATTAGACGCAACTCTTGCACGGGATGAGGCTCGTCTTCGTGTTGCAGAAGACTTGCTCGCTATACGTCAAAGAGATGCAGAGTTTATAGATAACATAGAAGACTCTCAAATAGAGCAAAAAATTATTAGTAATGCTACTCAAATAGTTTCCGCTTTAGAAAAAGAACTGTCTGTAAGAAAAGAAATTTTTGCTTTACAAGAAGCGGCAGGTAAGAGGGCAATAGAGAAAAGAGAGAGACGAGACCCGCGTTTTGCAGACACAGAAAGAAAATCGGCAGAAATGACGTTTAAAATAGAAAAAGCCATGCTACCTCAAAAAATTGCTTTTGTAAACAGAGAGTACGAGCTCAAACTACAAATGATTGATTTTGAGTATGATCTTTTAGAAGCGAAAAAAATACAAACAGCAAATGAATTAAAAGCAGAAGCAATTAGACTGCGAAGAGAAAGAGGGGTAGACGATCCCCAGGCTTTAGCAATGCAAAGACTTGCAGTTCAAGTAGAGGGCCAAGATTTTAGTGCTGCAAGAGAAGCGGCAAAGGCCCTTGCTCAAACAGTAAAAGAAGACTCTATTGGAGCGTTATTTAATAATGTTGATAAATTAAAGTTTGCAGCAGAACAGTTTGAGGGAATGAACAAAATTGCAGAGTCTATGGAAACAACTATTGGAGACGGACTTACCACTGCTATTGGAGATGTGATTACTGGCACTCAAAATATGAAAGAAGCATTTTTAAGTATGGGACAAATGATAATGCGAGTGCTAGCTCAGTTGATAGCAGAAATGATTGCTATGAAAATTCTTCAAACAATAATTGGTATGACTCCGGTAAGCTCTGCAAAAGCCACTGAAATTCAAAACTTCGGTTCAGGTGCAATAGGTAATAGAGCAGTTGACTTTTCTACTCCTCAGTTTGGAAATCCGGATGGAAGATATGGAGGAATTTTCTCTAAAGGAGTAAAAGAATATGCTACAGGAGGTATTGCAAGAGGCCCTCAAGCAGGCTATCCGGCAACACTTCATGGAACCGAAGCTGTAGTTCCTTTACCTAATGGCAGATCCATTCCTGTTGATATGAGTGGAGGAGGACAACAAAACAATGTTGTAGTTAATGTTTCTGTAGATAATCAAGGTAATGCAAGCCAAGACGTACAAACAGATAATTCAAATGCAGGAAGGTTAGGAACACTGATTGCTGGAGCAGTTCAAAAAGAACTTCATAATCAGAAAAGAGCAGGAGGGATACTTAGTCCCATAGGAGCATCATAATGTCTACATTCAGTTTTACAATTCCTGCTACAGAAGTAAATTCTTTAAAAAATACTACAGGACAATCAGCGTTCGAAGCCGTATCAGATAGAGGTATGGCGAGATCTTCTAAACATAGAGTATTAACTGCATCTTTTGGAGATGGGTATGAGCAAAGAGTTTTAGATGGAATAAATACAAAAAACGACTCTTTTAATATTTCTTACAACAATAGAACTTCAGAAGACATAAACTTAATTGCTGCATTTTTTGATAACAAAGCAGGAAAAAGTTTTAACTTTACAGTTACAGACACTTTTTCAGGAGGAAATCTCTCAAATACTACTATGAAAGTGGTATGCGAAGAATATAACATTTCTTACATGCGAGAGAATTTTCATTCATTAACTTGTATACTAAGAAGGGTTTATGAGCCATGAGCGATATAATTGATACAGTACAATTACAAGAAACTTCAGACTCTTTAGTGATATTGTTTGATATAACTTTACCAAGCGGAAATGTAGCTCGTTTTTTTGACGGGCTTAGTGACGGTTCAAATAACATTTATTTTCCTAAAAAAACTATAACAGGTTCCGTGTATGAGTTACAAGAGTACACAGCAATACCTATAGAAATAGAAGGAATGGAGTCTTCTAGTTCTGGGGCTTCTAATAGACCTACATTGAGATTAGCAAATATACCTATACTTGCAAGGAGTGTTGCAAGCAATAATGACGGTACGAATGACGAAGAAACTATGCGCGATATTCTACTTTCAGAGGGTATAAACACTGCTGAAGATTTGTTAAACTCAAAAGTTACAATTAGAACTACACTGCTTTCAAAAACATATTCAGTTTCAGATTCCAATCCCTCTAGTCCGGGGGCAGAATTCCCCTCACAAACTTATATTATTGATAGAATCTCAGCAGAAAATAATATAGTCGTTGAATTTGAATTAGCAAATCCAATGGATATAGAAGGAGTAACGCTTCCTAGTAGAGTAGTAGTGGGCAGATACTGTCCATGGAAATATCAAGGCCACTACTATCCCGATAGGACAAAAAACCCTGTTGAAGCTTCAAAAGATGGAGGGTGTATTTGGCCTTTGGATAGCAATGGAAGATTTTTTGATGAAAAAGACAATGTAATTACAAAAGATATAACTACGATTCCAACATATAACTCAAATACTTCGAACGATCAAAGAGCAATAGGCTACAAAACTAAAACAATTACTGATGGTCATACTGAAATTTGGGAAGCAATACAAATAGTCCCAGCAGAAACCTCTAACGGACAGTTCAATCCTAGAACTGCTAGAGCTTACTGGAAAAGATTGGATGTTTGTGGAAAAACTTTAACTTCTTGTAAAATTCGATTCCAAGGAAATAATACAAACGAGAATTTAAATACACGATTTACTTTACCTTTCGGAGGGTTTCCAGGATCGAAACAATTTAGATGATAGATGAGATAAAAGCACACTTTGATAACCAATACCCAAAAGAAGGTTGCGGCATAATTGGAATAGTAAAAGGCAAAAAGAGGTGGTTTCCTTGTGAAAACATTGCAAAAAATGAAGAAGAGTTTATAATATCTTCTACTGAATGGTTTGATATAAAAAAGAAGGCAGATATATTTGCTATTGTACACAATCATTTGGATAATGATAATACAGAAAGCGAAAATGATATAAACTACTGCAATGCTTTAGGCGTTCCTTATTATATTTTTTCATATCCCGATATGGAGTTAAACATACTAGAGCCCAGACAAAACTGCAATCCTCTAATAGGAAGAGAGTATAGATTTGGAGTTACAGACTGTTTTGAAGCAATGAGGGATTGGTTAGCTACTGAAAATATTTTTATAGACAAAAGGGCTGCTTTTGAAGAGTCTTGGTGGGAAAAAGATTTAGATTATTTTACAGAAGATGTAATAAGCGAATGGGGCTTTAAAAAGGTAAACACTCCTGAAAAAAATGATTTAATTATATTTGCGATAGAAAGTAGTAAGGGAAATCATTGTGGAGTATATTTAGGAAATGATATATTTTTTCACCATGCCGAAAACAGACTATCGTGCAGAGAGTCTTTGTACCCTTTCTGGGGGCAAAACATAATAGGAATATACAGATATGATGCGTAAAGTTTATTTAGAAGGAGAGCTCGGAGAAAAATTTGGTAAAGAGTTTACTATGAATGTTAACTCTTTTGCGGAGGCTGTTCGCTGCTTAGACGCTAATTTTGTAGATTTTAAAAAGTACTTGATAGAGTCTGATGATAGAGGGGTAGGCTTTGTTTGCGAAATAGCGGGGGCTCCCTTAGTAGATGAGCGAGAACTCCTACTTCAGCATCAAGAGGGAGACATGATAATTTCTCCAGTCCCTGCTGGTTCCGGTAGAGGCATAGGAAAAGCAATCTTAGGAGTAATATTAGTAGTAGCTTCTCTTTATCTTTTTGGGCCAGAAGGAACAGCATATCTAATGCAACAGGGAGGAAGTTTAGGAGCAGCAGCAGGCTTAGTTATAGGAACTTCAATAGGTATTAATCTTACTATGACAGGTATTTCAGAAATGCTAGCTCCAGATCCTAGTGTAGATGGAGATCAAGACGAAAGTTATTTGTTTCAAGGAACAGGACAAACTATCTTAGAAGGAGATCCAGTTCCAGTTTTATACGGACAATTAAGAGTGCCGGGAAGGCCTATTAGTACACAAGTTAGAAACGAAAGATTAAACTATTTTGATTTTGGAGATACTTTATTAGCCCCTGTAGACCCAGGCAATCCTACCCCCGGAACCCCTGAAGGGCCTCCACAAGGGCCGAACGGCCCCGGCCCCGGTGATGATCAAGATGAGCATAATAACATCAATGAGAATTAAGGAAATATAAATGTCATTCCCAGAAACCGTAAGAAGACTTCAAGAAACTATAAAAAGACAGAGTACTCAAACGTCAGGGTCTACTGCGCAAAACATAAATGTAACAGATTTAATCTGCGAAGGGCCTATTAAAGGTTTAGTTGGCGGGGTCTCAGGCCTATACTTAGATGATGTATCCGTAGAAAAAGCCTCTTTTAGAGAGTTTTCTACTAAAAGTATTTCAACAAATGGAAGTATTACTTTTTCAGGGAGCTCTGTAGGCACCTTATCTTCTGATATCTCATTAGAAGGATTTGGACTAGGAGCTACGGACAGAAGTGCTCGGCTAAAATATTATGAAACAAACGTTACTTTAACAGGCACTTCTAGTGAAACTGATCCTGGCGAAGGCACTTTTTTAGGCACTACTTTAACTCTTCAAGCCTCTTCAGGGCAACCCTTTAATTCGGGGTGGAATACCTCTTTGACAGGATTAACACAGCTTTCTGGAAAAGCTAGATCAAGAGCATTTTTATATCACCCCGAGTTAGATCAAATTTATGGAGGAACTTTAGAAGTTGTAGACGGAGATACTGCTACTTTTTTCTTATATGTAGACGATCCTACTATATTTCCTTCTTCGGGCACATATAAAATAACAGTATACTATACTATTCAAGTAACAGACATAGATGTAGATAATAATCAAATTACGCTAAACGGGACCCCTGCTTCTGGCAGCTATGAAATGTCGTTAACCGCTCAAGTTCAAGTAGAGGACAGCGGGACTGGTAGTATAGAAACCTCAAGTGAAGTAAAGCCAATCTCAAATCTAAATATTGATTTTAGAAAAGGAAAATTGATGCAACCTATGATGCGTAGCGTGGGCGGAGTAGGCGCATCCGTTTCTGTTAACGGAAACACGAGCTTGATTAATTTGCCTGAGTTAAAAATGGTCAACCAAGCCACCGCCACTTCTGTAGGAGCTAGCCTAATAAATTTAAACGGGCTGCCAAATACGGACGGCACTGATGAAAAAGCATACCCGGGAAATCCAGATACTACACTTTTGGCTACTGCGGCAACAATTTTGCCCAGCTCCTCTTTTGGCTTAGATACTATCGCAAAAATTGTTCAAGCAGACGAGGTAGGATTTGCTATAAAGTACCCTGCACTACAAGTAGTTAATTTACATTCCGGTAGTAAAGAACAAGCCTTTGCAAAATATGTAATGCATATTCGCTTTAAACAAAAAGGAACTTACTCAGAGTGGACAAGGCTATTTCCTCTTCAAGGCGCTATGATTTCTCATAATGCAAATACAAACGCCGCTGTTTCGTTTGATCACATAGTAAGCTTGGCAGGGTATAGAAATACCATTGGGGCTTTTGAAGATTTTGAAATTCGTATTGCAAGAATAAGTCGACATGTGGGAATGCCCGTTCGCTATGATGGGAGTAATGGAGGAGTTACAAATAAGAAAAAGTGGCAGCTTTCAGCACAAGCAAATATATCAAGTTTAAGAGCCATAATTAAGGATAACTTAAACTACCCCTATAGTGCGGCAGCTTCTGTGACTTTTTCTTCAAAGCAAAGAAGCTCTTTGCCTAAAAGAAGCTATCTTCTTCAAGGAAAATTAGTAAAAGTGCCAAGTTCTTATGTTCCGAGAGAGTACTCGGATACCGGAATAGCAAAATATGAAAATTTTTGGGACGGTAATTTTAGAGAGGGCCTTCTTTATACAGACAATCCTGCATGGGTATTCTATGATATTGTAACTAATAATAGATACGGAGCAGGTCGTTGGGTTAGTCCAGACGATATAGATAAATTTGCTTTGTACAGAGTCGCTAGGTATTGTGATGAGTTGGTAGATGATGGAAAAGAATACGATTCTACTAGTACCTTAAAAGTTGGACAACTTTATAAAATTCATTCTGCCGGAGATACTAATTGGACAAACATTGGATCCGCCAATAGCACAGTAGGCACTATATTTAAAGCCACAGATACAAGTATTACTGGAACAGGTGTGGCTTATGGAGTTGAGCCTCGTTTTCGTGCAAACGTATTTCTCACAAAGTCCACAGATGTTTATAAAGTTTTAAAAGACTTTGCTACAATATTTTTAGGTATTTTATACTGGCAG